TTTTATACTTTGTATTATGTAATGCTGATGGATTTTCTTTAATTTCTTCTAAAGGTATCTTGTGTGTTTGTGGGTGGTGACAACTGTGTGTATGTCCATTTTGTAAATGTATCGTTACCTGTTGCCATTTGGCCAGACACAATGTCGGCGAAACTGAGTTTAGAAGTTCCTGAGTTTTCTTAAATTTATCTGACATAACCTAATAGTATTTACTATTGGCCAGTTACTGTACGTTCGAAATCTGTGAATCCTTTAGCAATATTACCAGGCGTAAATCTTGAAGCTTTATCTTTTAAATTTAAATCAGTTAGTATAACTTCAAAGAAGTCTACTAAAGCATAAAATTTTACAACGTCTGTTTCGTCTTTGATCATATTCTCAACTTCTCCACCAAACAATGATGCTGGTGCAGTTGCCAATTGTTTTCTTAAATTTTCTGGCGTTTTGAATTGAGCTGATGCATTTGGATTATCATCTCTTGTTGCTGATTGTAGTTGTTGTAACCAACCTTTTTCACTAAATTTTTTTATATTAGAAAGTATATCAGCAGGTTCATCAGTAGTTAATAATCTACCTAAATCTTTTTTACCTCTACCCATTCTAAACATACTTGTTGCCATACCCATAAACATTGGGTCACTAGCTACGTTGTTAGGCTGTAATCTTTTTCCTAAATAGGTACTAACTCTAGCACCTGTTCCAGATTGTTTTGACTGTGCTAATTCTCTTACTGCTACGTTGTATGACTGTAATGATTTTGTTAATGGACCTGAGTAATCTTTTAAAAGAGCTCTAGCAATCTGCTGATCGTTTCTTCTTAGACGACCTGCATAAGAATAATCTTGTTCTACTATCTCTTTATATCTCATTACTCGGCTTTGCTAGACTCACTAACAAACTTTCTATATTCTTTTAATAAAGCTTCAGCTTTTTCGTTTACTGCTTTACCGTCAGTTTGTTTATCTTCGTCTGCTAAACCGTTGTCACCGTGTCTTGCTGGTACATACTTAAACTTTTTAGACTTCTTAACTGAACTTACAAAGTCGTCTTGTTTAAAATGACCTGGACCAGTGTTTACGTTTTCAATTTCTTTGGCTTCCATAATTTGTACCTCTGCGTGTAAATCATCCATCCTTAAAGCTTTTTCAACTTCATCTGCTGTTGCTGTTGTACTTACCTCAACTGCCGCTCTATTAAACTCGTGTTGATCAACAACCGCGTCTTTAATACCACCTTGTTTCAATGCAAACTCGATAGATGGAGCAATTGATCTGTCATCATCTAAATCAAAGTCTCCTAGATCATCAACTATAACTGAGTACTTCTGCATATTCGGTTTGATAGCTGGCTCCATAATCAATTATCCTTTCTTTGGATGATTTGGAAAAGATATATTGTTTTTAGTTTGGTATGGTGATACTGCTTTTGCATCAACTTCTTTAGGCTGACTAGTATCTGTTTCCTTCTTAGGTGACTTTGCACTTAAAGGACCTTCAACTTCTATCTGAGCTCTGTCTGGATTTTTTGATTTGTTATCTTCTAAAGTTTTTAAAAATTCAGCTTTGAATTTCTCACCAGCAACTTTGTCACCTGACTCACCTTGTTCTTCTTCAGTGTATTCCTGACCCATTTTTGGTTCATAGTCTTCACCTGTTGCACCTTGTCTTTTTACTTCAGCTTCATTTTCTGCTTCTAAAGGATCATTAGGTCCTTTAACTACAACATAATCATATGGTATAGCTAATTTGTCAGATAAGTTTCTTCTGAAAGTTTCAAAGCTCATTGGCATTCTAATTGTAGCATCAATTATAACAACTTCTGCGTTTCTAATTTTAGTGCCAAAATCTAGTGGGTGTTCTTGTACAATAGTTTTTACTGGTTTTGCAACATTAACTACATCATAACGAGCTAATTCAGACTCAATAGTTTCAACCATATCATCTGATAAGTCTGTTGCCAGCTTAATTCTTACTGGAATTTCTTTAACTGCTTCAGCTAGATATTGCGTAAATGTTTTCATACAATTATTTATCCTCCTTATCGGATTTATCATCGTTTTCATTGACCTTTTGAATTAGCTGATCTAGTAGCTTATTACGGTCTCCAACCACATATCCTTCGCCTTCTATGACTTCTTCTTGCTTATCATCACGTTTATCCCACTGATCAACCCGCTGTTTTTTAAGCTGTAATTCAATCATTCTCAGCTTTTTGTCAGCTTTTGCGTTTTTTGATTCTACAGCATTTTTAAGCATTGTGGCCGCAACTTCAAACATTTTACCGGCGTGCCTAGCTTCTGAATTCATACCTAAATCCATTAATTCTTTGTATGATTTCATAGCTTCATCTGAATAATCGTCCATATCAGAATCGTGTGATTCTAAATCTTTGACTTGTGGTAATGCTCTGTCTATTTTTTCTGCTGTTGATAAAGCTTTTTTAATTTTAACTTCTTCAATTACTGTTTCTTGTTCTACTTCAGCTTTTTCTTCTTTATCTTCAGATTTTGATTCATCAGCTTTGGATTTTTCTAAAGCTTCTTCCATACTTGGTAAATCAAATGTATCTTCTAATTTTTTATTCATAACATATCCTAACACAAATTTTACTCAAAAACAAGTTATTTTTTAATTGAATAAATTGAGTCTTCATTTACAACTCTAAATCTAAGTCCTTTTCTTTTTGCCCATTCTCCAGCGGCTTGCCATTTTGCTCTATTCACCATTATCCTTGCTTTGTCATTTTTGTCTTTTGCTTTTTCAATAAGTGTTTGTGCTTTTGGTTTTATTTCAACAAGCTCTCCAATTTTCTTTCCATTTTTATTTTGATAAACCATTATAAAATCTGGAACGTACATCGTGTATTTTCCAGTAAAAGGATTTCTGTAAGGTATCCTTACTGGCTCACTTGCCCAACTTAAAACAGCAGGGTGGTTATCACACATTCTCATAAATGTTAGTTCCCATCCAGACCTATATCGTGGAAGTCTTTTCCCAGCATACTTCTCTGGGTTCTTTGGATTATATGTACCTTGATGCCACTGTGCCATACAGTTATTTAACCAGGGTTATTTAAACGATAATATTACGTTGAACGTATGGGTGTGTATTTTGAGTAACTTTAACACCTATTTGACTTGTACTTGGTCTGTAATTGTTTAATAAAGCAATACCTAATTGACTAAATCTTAACTCAACTTTTTTATCAGATAATTGAACTTCTTCAAAAAGTTGTGCGTATTCTGTGTTGAATTTTTTCATAGCATCAATTGTCAGTAATGCATAAGCAGTGGCTAAATTTTCATTCTGTGTGTGCTGTCTAAATATACCTTTTATCAAATCAAATTTTTCACCATTGATGTATTCTGGTTTACCGCCAATGTTTTCTAACACAGCCTGAGATATATCTAGCTCACCTTTACCTAGAGAGGCTGTAATCTTACCAAATCTTTTTACGATTGTTTTGATTGCACCTAAACTTTCTACTGATGATGTACTATTGACTGCCATATGTTACGTCCAAATTCCTTGTGTATTATTTGATTCATCTTTTTTCTTATTTGTAATTGCCTGTTCAAAAGTTTGAATTTTTTGTTTGAAGGCTTTCTTGGCTTCATTTGAATTGTTAGCAGGACCATTTTCAACAAATTTTTTCATCTGTGATGTTAATTCAGAAGAAGATAAAGTTTTATTTGTTGCTAATGAATTCGTTTCTGAATGCAAAGATGATGTAGCACTCTGATAAGTGTTTTCTGCTGTTGCGGCAAATCCATCATCTGACGTTACTGCGTCTGCCATTGCAAACTTACTTGTAACTGATTTAGTCATATCAAATCCATCATCTGCTGTTGCTGATTCATTTCCTAATATAGGATATACGCCGTCATCAGCTGTTTGGTTATAAACTGATTCACCTTCCTTGTAATCTGCGTGAACACTTTTTTGTTGTTCAGTGGCTCCTTCTGATGAATATTCTTTTGGTGGATCTTCACTTTCCGTTACTTGCCAAGCTCTTACCCAGTCTTCATATCTACCTGTTGATTCATCGAATGCTGATTTTACGTCAGCTGGTGCTGTATCTTTATAGTTAACTGCCACGTCATCGAACATTAAGTTTTCATACTGGAATGATAAAGAAATATTTGTGATAGCACTCGATGAATAATCAAACTGATCCATATCCATTCTTGTCAGCCTAGGGTGTATCATTGTTGCCCTGCTGTACAATTTTCCTTGCAGTTGATACAAGTCAATACTTTTAATCAATCTATGCGAATGATTTTCTTGTGCTATCATACCAAAGTTATGAGTTCTTCTGAACTGATTTTCATTGGTTAAAACTGATTCTTGATAATTGTCTCTGTTAGGTCCACCAGGTCCATCTGCAGGATGTCCTTTAGGTGTATATAACCTAGCATTTTGAAATTCAAATTCATACAACATCTTTGCAAATTTTAAACCCAAACCGTCTACTGTGTCATACATTCTGACACTCATTGGATCATAATCAATCTTTCTATTGATTACTCTCTTCCTGTTGTATTGGTTCATTACATCTTGTTGTATCTGAAATTTTGGTCCTTCTGCTGTATGGCAAAGAAAATGCAACCTATCTCTTACAGTTCTAAGATAGCCGTATTTCGGGTTTAGGAAATCGTCATTGACCAACGGATATAGGTTGAATACTACGAAAAATTGATCCGCTCGTCTTGTTGCTTGAGTAGTGCCGCTCAAATATAAATGAGCGGCACGATTCGCTGGATGAATACTTACATCTTGTTCTGTTGCCATTTCAGTCTCCTTACTGAACTAATAAGGATTAACCTACGTTGTCACCATTAAAAGCTGGGATGGCTGATAATGGGAAAATTGTATCACCTGGTGCTGTATGAATTGCATTATCATATTTCAGTGTCAAGATAACTTGTACTGGTTCTGATACCGCATAATCACCGTCTGAATAATCAACGTTTTGCAAGAAACAACCCTCTAAATCCCATTGCTCTAATTCAGTATCACTAGTACCGTCTAAGATTTCAATCTTAGTACCAAATTTGTATCTAGCGCCTGAAACGGCAGATGTTTGTTCAAAGTGGTTCATTTGTTTCTGTACTTGTCCACCAACTAGTTTTGAAATATTATTATTAATATCATCACGTAATGTAATGTTGATAGCTTCCCAAGTATGTTTACCTTGCATATAAGCTACTGAGTTATATGAATGAATAGGTACTTCCTCGTGAGAAACTTTAGGTCTAGTTATGTTCATCACTTGTTGTGTAAGTTGCAATGGAGATTGTCCTACAGATCCAAAACCTGTGAATCTAACTCTAAATCTATATTTTAATTTAGGTTGTAAGATACCACCACGTCCTGTTGATCCGTCTATCGGTACACCAAATTTTGAAAGTGTTGCCATTTTGTAATGCTCCTTATATTAAATATTTACAACTTTATTAAATTATTGCCTAGGCAAAAAATTTATTAAAGGTAGTTTAAAGGGATAGCTTTCACTATCCCCCAAAACTGATTAACTTGTTAAACTCTCACCAGTATTTTTGATACGTAATGGAATGTATATAAATTCAATTGCTTTTACTGGTTGTATAGCAATATCAATATATAATTCATTTCTATCAATTCTAGCGCCAGTGTTATTAGTTTCGTCACAAACTACCAAGAAGTCAAATAACGCTCTTTTCGACGTTAAATCTTCTAGGAATCTGTTGAACGTATCTGTTACTTGATCTCTAGTAATTCTATCATTTGGTTCAAATAAGAACGGTTTAGCAATTAAGTCTAAATGATATCTTAGGTACACAATCAATCTAGCTACGTTAATTCTATCCATCGCTGTTGCTGTTGGACTTAAAGTTTTTTGTCCAAATACAACTAGACCTCTGTTTGGAATAAACGCAATCGGATTAACTTTGTTTGCGTACATAGTGTCTCTTTGACCTTCTGATAATGTTACAGCTTGGAATTCACCTTCGTTAGTAATGTAACCAACTGAGTTTGAGTTACCTACTAAACCTCTAGTGAAACCTGCTGGTGCAAACCAAGGAAATGCAACTTGATCGTTAAACGCAAGTGTTCTCAACGCAATATGCGATGGTGGAACTACTACGTTACTACCTGACAAGTCTGTTGAGAAACCTGATGGGTAATAAACTGCCGCTAATGGCGATGCTGATGTTAAACCATCTTCACCGTTTGAAGCCGCGTTGTTTGAGTTAGTTGCCCAAGCTTGAACTGATGTTCCACTTGGTTTTAATCTAAATGGTGTGTCAGCAACTACGAAAGCTGTCTGTTTTCTATCAGTAGAAAGAGTAATCATCTCATCTAACAACTCTGGATAACCCGGAGCCGCTATAATGTTAAAGAATCTTGACTCTGCTCTGATTTCTTCATTATTTGCAAGAGCCGCCTGCATACCAGTTACTACTGTATTTCTCTGTGCCGCTCTTCCCATAAATGGAGATCCATCTGTTCTTAGTCCAGATGTTGATACCCATACATTACCGTTATTTGTGTTATTGAAAGTATAATTTACTGTATACTTCTTAACATTGTAACCTGATAATCTTGTATTGAACAATAACATACCAGCTGGTGATGTTGCAGGATCTGGTGCATCAGAATGGAAACTTGCATAAGTTGTACCCCATCCTTGAGCATCTTGATCTGCGCCACCTGGATTACCTACTGCGTCTGCAAATTTAATTCCAGCTGATGTTTTTTGATCTGTATTATCAATCAACACCCATTTGCTTGTGCTTGAATTATATTTGTATACTTTTGGATATGCGTCTAATTCATCTGAGTCAATCCAAATATCGCCGTTTTGTAAAGCCGTACCGTCTGATTGTTTAGTCGGTTCTGCTGAAACAATTTGTAAGTCTCTTAAACCACCTGTTGCTGTTGAACCTGATGGAGCAACTTTTTTGCTGTTTGCGTATGCAAACCATTTCATTGTTCCGCCATCATTTTCAGCAACGTAGATATCTGCATCTTGAGTTGACTTGTACCATAACGTACCATCTACAGGTGCACTTGTTGGTGCGTTTGAACCTGCTTCATAAGATACGTTTGACCATAATGATTGATAAACAAATGGTTTACCACTTGCGTTTTCATTATCAGTAAAGCCTAAGTCTGATGTAGAAATACCTTTTATTGTTCCTGCTGTTGTACCATCTTGTACGATGATATCGTGACCGCCTGCTCTTGTTAATTTTAATCTTTGATCTGTTGCCGCTAGGTATTCGATTGAAGCTACTACGTTACCAGTGTTTGACTGTGCACCGTTAATAGCAGTTACGATTTCAGCAAGTGTTACTTCTGATCCTGCACCGCCTGATGCTGTAACGTTAATGTCATAAGCATTAAGCTCAAAGTTGATACCTGTTTCTGTACCAGTCAAATCAACTGATCTAGTGTCCTGACCACCTGTGATAGATGTTTCAGTACCAGCACCTCTGATTCTTAACTGATATGCGATAACCGGTGTTGATGTTGCACCGTTGTATTTTTCAATGTTCGTTTTACCAAAAGCAACTGATGATAATGTAGTTGAAGTTGATGTAAATGATGCTTCTAATTGATCAGCAATACTTGAATCTAACTTCCAATCGTCAAATCTTACATACACATCGTTTTGTGATAAAGCTGAACCTTCAGTGGCAGTTGCCGCATCATCTCTTGAATACAAGTTAGCTGTTAATGTTGACCATTTAGCTGATGATGTTGAATATGATTTAACTGAAATTGATGCTTGGTCTGATTTTAACCAAACGTCTTTATAAGATCCTGAAACTTGTACAGCTGGTGCTGTTCCTACATCTGCTTGGATGTAAGTATTGGCACTTGTTGCTGATTTCCAAGATGCAGATCCTACTTCTTCCCAGTTACCTGCCGCTTTTTGATAAAGCTTAATTGGTGCTACAGAAGTTACTATAGCATAATCTAAGTTTTGACCAAATGTTGTTTTTGGTGCGCCGTTAGCCGCAACGTTTCCGCCGCCTGCTCCAGCTGTGTCATTTAATATTGTTGGTGACAGCTTGTCCCACGTACTTGACGCGGTGTTGGCTGTGTAAATACCAAAATCTGTTGTTGCAGTATCTAACCAATATGTGCCATTTGCCGGGGCTAATTTAGGAGCTGTTGATGTTCCTTCTAGCTCTGCTAAATCCACGTTAGCTCTTACTACATAAGCTCGATTAGATATTCCCAAATATGAATATGTTGATAGCAAACCGTATTCGTTTCTTTCGTCACCATTTAACTGTACTCCAGCTAATGATTGAAACTTAGGTTCGCCAAAGGTTGTAACCAGTTCTCTTTGTGATGTTATCAAGTATGGTTTTCCAGCATTTGCCGAAGTTGTACCTATTGCTGTGTTGCTAGTACTTGGATCTGTTTTATTAGATGCAGTTGCAACTACTACTAGTGGTACCGTACCTTGGCCGGCCGGAGCATACATAGACTCATCAGTTACTGAAACTGATACACCTGGTGATACTAATGTTGGCATAATCTATTATCCTCCCTGCTTATATTCTGTTGTATTAATAATATAAACTAGTCCTATGTTAATGCTTATATTTATTGTATTTCTTTAAAAAACACCCTATTCAAGATCGCCTTTAAAGGTATTAAATACAATATATGACAAAGATAAATGACACCAACGAAATAAAGCACGTAAGACCCCTATGCTCTAATTGTAAGTTAAGGCCCAGTGCCTTTAACTACAAAAGAAAGGGAAAGATTTACTATAGAAGTAAGTGTGATCAGTGTATTAAAGAAAGTCTAGGCTTAAAGACTGGCTTTAAAAGCTCTTGGGAAAAAGCTGGTTATAGAAAAAAATCTATATGTGAAAAATGTGGCTTTAAATCTAAACATCCTGCACAGATGGATGTTTATCATATAGATGGTAATTTAAAAAATGCAAGTTGGAACAATTTAAAAACAATTTGTGCTAACTGTGGACGTATTAAAGCAGTTGAAGAAATAGGTTGGAAACAGGGCGGATTAATAGCTGATAAGCTGTAATATTCCTGGTTGACAATTCTATTAAAACTTCGTATTATCTTTGTCGCAACAAAGGATTTTATGGCAAAAGAAATAACAGGAATGTTAAAATTACAAATCGAAGCGGGCAAGGCCAATCCAGCTCCACCAGTAGGTCCAGCACTAGGTCAAAAGGGTGTTAATATAATGGACTTCTGCAAGAAGTTTAATGACAAAACTAAAGACAAAATGGGTAAAATTATACCTGTAGTAATCACAGTTTATAAAGACAAATCATTTACTTTCATATGCAAACAACCACCTACATCATTTTTAATTAGACAACAATTAAAACTAAAAAAAGGTGCTAGAACTCCTGGTAGAACACGTATTGCAACATTAAGCAGAGCTCAAGTTGAAGCAGTAGCTAAAGAAAAAATGGAAGATTTAAATGCTTTAGACTTAGAAGCGGCTGTTAAAATTGTGGCAGGGCAGGCACGTTCTATGGGTATAGACGTCAAATTATAATAATCAGTATATCCTTGTATAAATACAAACATAATATATATTATATTAAGGAGCATATACTATGATTATATCTTGGAAAACAGACGGATCAGCAGGCGCAGTTGATACAATGCAAGACAGATTAGCCAATGGTACTAACTCAAATTATTACGAAGACAAATATGGTTTAAGTTATGAAGAGTGGGCTACTAATAATGGTAGAGTTAATTATAAAGCTGAATTAGTTGATGGTGATTTAATTATCACGGAAGAGTGGAACATCTCTAGAGAAGAATACGATGCTTTAGATATTACACCAAGCACATCAGCTGGATTACCAATGGTCGAAACAACAGAACATTTATCGTTCTAATAAAGGAAAAACTAATATGTTTATATCTTGGAAAACAGATGGTTCAGCAGGAGCAGTTGACACAGTAAGAAATTGGTTAGAAGAAGGTTCAAACTTCACTGACTATATCACTTGGGCTAATGCAAACGGCAGAACTGATTACAAATACGAAATAGACGGTGATAGTATTACTATTACAGAAGAGTGGAATATTTCTAGAGCTGAATATGATGCACTAGGCATTGACCACAAAGCTAACGGTGTAGCTTTACCTGTAGTAGAAACTACTGATCATTTATCTTTTGACGACGAGGAATAATATGAAAATTTCTTGGAAGACTAACGGCTCAGCAGGTGCGGTTGAATTTATGGAAAATCGTCTAAGCACAGGTAGTAAGACTGACTACAGAGCTTGGGCTGAAAGCAACGGTCGAATAAATTTTAAATATGAAGTTGTTGGTAGTGATTTAATAATCACAGAAGAGTGGAATATTTCTAGAGCTGAATATGATGCTTTGGATATTACACCTGTTAATCAACCACAAGCAGATGGCGTTACATTGCCAATGGTCGAAACTGACCAACATTTATCTTTCTAATTATTTTATTTTTTAATTTTGCTGACAACTTCATTAACTTGTTCAGCAAGAGCTTCTTTAGTGGAACTATTATCTATTATAAAGTCTGTTCTAGTATTCACCCAATCCCATTCACTTTGATGAACACCCATATCGTGTAGACTATGTTGAGCAAAGGTATCTCCACTAGCGGCTTCTTGTGCAGTTTCATACCAATGTGGTTCTGGTCCTCTTTTTACTCTAATAACATAACCACCTAGTGTTTTAATCAAACCTACTTCATTTTTAAATCTACAATCACTCACAATAGTTTGTTTTCTGCCTTTGGCCATATATCTATTTTCTAGACTATGTAACCAAATATTTGGATTGAATCCATCTCTTAATACTTCGGTACCAATATATTGTAAAGCCCATCTTGGAGTGAAACCTTTGTCTTCTAATTTGCTTGACCACCAAGTATCTCGCATTTCTCTAAAAGCTCTACTTTTTTCAGTATCACCTTCTAGCATCTCTCGTGGCCAATTGAATATATGTGCCACCGCATCTTTTAATGGTGCCGCAAATGAATCTCTTTCAAAACCTGCTTTTATGAAATGTTCTGCTACTGTATCTTTTCCAGAACCTATAAAACCTACTAATCCAACTATCATATTACATATTAACTTGTTTTATCTAAATAGTCAACTTTTTTAATTTCATTTATTCCTAACAATTCTTGATAACTGATATTCGTTGTCATTCTACCAACAGGTAACCAACCTATTGCTAGTTTAGGATCTCCCCATTTCATACCAACCTTGTCACCTATATTGTTAGTTGTAAACCATTCTTCTATTTGTTTTGTTTTTTGTTTAAAAGTATCAAAGCCTGTGTTTGGGCCTAACCAAATATATGCACTACCACCGATCCTATTTAATGGAATGATATGATCATCGTGTGCGTGTTCATCTTGGTTGTTAAACATTTCAAAAATATGTCTACCTATTTGGCAATAATTAACATAGCATTCACCATACTTTCTTGCAATAGTAAAATGTTTCAATGCAGATTCTGGCATATCAAAAAACTTTTTGTTATGAAAATCCAAATAGATTTGTCCAATAGCATTGTCTTTTTGTCTTGGACTTTGTAATATTTCTAATCCGTGTAAGTGATTGTTTAAGTCACCAAATGCTTCTCCATCTATTTCAGAAACGTGTGAATCAACAAAGTGTGTATGTACATAATTTACGTCATCAGCATACGTTTCATATGTAATTTTTCTATCAATAAATGTATCTGATTTTGAATTATTAATTATATCAATAGTAGTATTAATTTTACTAATTTGTTCTTTTATTTCTGT